GGCATACAGCACGTGGGCGTTATGGGCACGGGATCGAATTTACTAGGATTAACGACTATGTAATTAGTGTCCTCAATAAACTCTGTTAATAAAAAAACCCCTACAAATGTGTTGGGGAAAAAATTCAAAACAGAATTTATCTCTACATATTACAGATCCTTTCTCGTCTTTGGTTAAGTCTAGGATTTGGGTACAGGAAGGATGCTAATAGGTGGTCCAACACTGAAAGCAAAATTGAAATCTTCGCCGATTGATCGGCTAAGAACCATGTTCTGGAATTCAGCATCAGGGGTAAACGTTCTTAGCAACGTTCCTTGATTGTAGGGGCTACTAGTGAAAGCGCCAACGGTTAAACCGGAGGCAGTCTCAGTAGAAGGGAGTCCGAGATCCGTAAGGATAGCAGGCCACAGTTGGTAAAAAGGAACCTGGAATTCAGCGAAAGGTTCAGAACCTTTATATTGGTAATTGTGGGGTGCTGAATAAATGATTTCGATGGGCGCACTAGCGTCACGGAAAACGTTCTCGGGGGGGATTAGGGTGGGGTTGGTGATGGCGTAATTGATAGGGGCAAAACTAGTCAAATCATAGGGAATTGCAGCTACTCTCATAGATCCAGACACAAATCTATATAAGTACGAAACGTACGAAAACAGATCGGGGTCGTTAGCTATAACGGGAGCTGAGACAAGTGGTTGCGTCGTCAGGAGGTCATCGGGTTCTGGGTGGGCAATGCCATACACTCGCGTGTAGTGAGCGTCACCGGCAGTTCTTGTTAGGTGTTTGGGTATATCAACATATCTCTTCAACACCTGGCGAAGAGAAGTGACAACTTCTCCGATTCCCAATGAATTAGCTTCAAAGCCGGGTTTTGGTGAAGAAATGATTTCACCAGATTGGGCATTATCAGGTTGAGCGCTCAATGGAGCACCATTCATTGGTCGAAAACCATCTTTCAAGATGGGGTACGCGAATTGGAAGTCTTTGCCACCAGCAACTTCAACGAGCATTTCTACCTTTGGAGCAGATTGCCCACCATTTCGGAGGGGATTCAGAACACGCACAAAAAGTGCGGTTGGGGTTAAGGCGTATTTATCAGCTCCTTGGAAGATCGTCAATCTTTTCCAAGGGGCATTCCATTTATACGGGACTTCGATTTCGAATTCATTTGTCTCTCGAATATCAATGATCTGGGAGTATACTTTCTCACGAACGTAATCTCCCGTACCAGTATATCCGGGAACCAAATCAACACGAAGCCGACCGGTATGGAATGGTGACTTCACGATCTTAAATTTGTATCTGAGCGATCCTCTCCAAAAGGCGAACATTCCTGACAAATAGCTTAACATGGTGTTGTAGATGTAATTTGCGTTAAAGGTGCCAACAGGCCAAACCTCCGTATTAGTAATACAGTAGTCTGGAACGTTAGGCACGTTAAACACAATCGCATCTGACAAATCTGATGTAGTCCATGAAAATCTACCCAAAAAAGTGAACTTCTGCACGAGATAAGATAGCGACATCTCGTCTTCACCTGTGTGGGAAACGTAGGATGGTATTTCTACTTGGTTTCTAGCGTCCATGGCCAAAACTTTGGCTTTGACATCTCCGTTGAAGTTTGCATAATACTTGGAATAACCAAGTTCGACTTTCGTTGGGAATTCAGGGTCTTGGGGCTTTGACCACCCAAAGATGGAAGCAACTCCAGCAATCGCGTCGGATACAGCGGATATTGGGGCTGTTATGGCAGACAATAGAGGAATATCCCCTAATTGCTTCGCCACTGAACCGACAAAGCGTGAAATGGTCTCCACATTGCCTGGTCTCTTCTTCTCTTCACCAGATTGGGCGTTGTCAGGTTGGACAGGGGCCAAAGGCATACCCGTTGGAAGTTGTAGGTCGATATTCTCGGCCCAGATCCAAATAGATATGTCAGCACTTGATGCAGCATCTCCGGTAAGAGGTGAATACACCAGGAGACGAGCTGATCCCAATCCACCAAGACCTCTTACTAGATCGAAATGAGTCAACAAGTTGTTATATGGAAGAGTAATTTCCATAGATGTTTCGTTCATTAGATCCAGTTCAACATGAGGATATCCAGTGATTCCTCCAAAGTGTGCAGTTGATGATGGGATAACTGTCTTTTGCGAGTGCATAGGATCGAAATACATCAAAAGCCTACCTGCTTGAAATGGCATGGCATTGACTTGCACTCTCACTTTGAAGTCACATTTTAGATATCTGAAGCCTGAGAGCTTCTCTCGAATCATGGTGTTGATTAACCAATGATGGGGAAATCTTACGTTGGCAATCTCTGTCGAAGGAACCTGCAAAGTATTCCACAAATGTGTTTCAAACAAAATAGGTCTTTGCAGGAATGACTTGACAGAATTTACCAATGTGTCATCAGCATCAAGATGGGTGGGCGCGAGGGGGGTTGGGGCGATCGGGTCGGTGGCGACAGCGCCGTCTTCAATAAAAGATACAATCTCCTGTTGATGTACGACGGCTTGTCCTTCAGAGGGTCCTAATGCGGACGGCATATTATCGGTGGTAGCAAGCTTGGTACTTCAGAAAGACGCTAGCTTAGGCGTTCTTTCTTGCACGCTAGATCAATATCCTTTTGGATTAAAGTGAGCAAACATTGATCAATAGGAGTAAATACTCCTCTCACTGGTTCGTAAACGAACCACCTCAGCAGGGTTTGCTGCTGGTCTCCTTATAGCGGTTAGAGACCAGCCCAGATCACGAGGTTTTGGGGTTGGTTATTTAGATAGAATCCAGGTTACCGTCCTATTGCTATATTTTACGCCGTAGCAACGCGGCGTGTGCTCTCCTAACAAACGTACTTAAAGTATTCAGTTTCCTGATACTCATCATACATTGCCAGCGGAACAGGTATAATCTTTTGTGCTTTTTTGAATCGCGGCATGTGTTCATCAAAGGTTTCTTCACTATGGTGGCTTAGTTCATAAACTGCCTCTTGTAATGTGTCTCCAGTGATTTCCATAATGTTTTTGGTTCCATGATTCCACATTGCCATTTCTAGGATGGTGTCTATAGAAAGAGGGCAGCGATAGCGAGATTGATTTCGATCATACCTGAATTTCCGTTTTAGGAATTGCACTTCATCGAGAGTTCGGGTCGGGATGAGGGTTCCGGTCTTAAGTTCATCTGTATAAGTCATACCAATTGTAGCATATGCCTCTGAGATAGTTTCCTGGTTAAACCAGGAGACAATTTCGTCAGAGATATTCCACAAATCGTCATCGCCATAATTGTTGTGGCAGACATGTTGGTCAAAATTCAACAGAGAAACTTGGTCGGGGGCGTATTTCTTGGCGCAAACTATGTAAACATACCTTGCAGAAATACTGTGGTAAAGTGAGTTGAGTAGGGCAGTGATTGGGCAACCACTAGGTTGCGAATGGGACCACACGTAAAGCTGGTTTCCACTCACATGAACACTGTTCACAATATCAAGCCAGATCATTCGTCTAATTGATCGCTCCTCGTCTGTGCCATCATAGAAATCTTCTATGATATCAAGGCAAGACCATAACATGGTCGCAGACAAAGTACCATCATAATTAGTGAAGTCTCCAGCTATAATATGTTTTCCACGAGAACGCATTCGGTTGGCAAGCGTAGTCCACTCTTGAGAGTAAACATTTATGCCAACACAGGATTCATTCTGAATTCGATTTCTCATCATATGAGAAGCAAAACCGAAGAAGTATTGTCGGAAGATGATCAAAAAGGCCATCTCACCGGCAGCAAAAAGACGTGTCTTTCCAGCTTCTACTTTTTCAATGGTTCGCCTCTCATCTTTCAGAGTGTCAATCCAGACTGTATCACTACGTTCTCCAGCTTTCAGTCGGGTCAGCATCTCGTCAACCTTCTGTAACACCAAAGGGTGGTCAGTTCGATAAGTTCCATCTCCATTATCTAAATAATTTCGTTTTCCTTTACCGGTTTTTGACCATCCATGGAAGGTTGGTAATCCTCCAGGTGACGTGTTACGTTTGATTGGGAGATACGTGGGTTCGTTTTCGATACCAGCAATTGCTTCTGCTATCGTCAACACACGTTGGTCGGTCGGGTCGATGTTTCTCATCATAACTTGTGAGTAATGATGGGTCGCTCTCTTCAGGATGTCTTGATCAATTTCAACACTCTCTGTCAATGCTTTTTTACGAGCATTAACGAAAGGGTCAATAATGATGTCATCTTTCCTAAATCGAGACAACTTGGCGGGTAAGGTCAGGGGTTCTGCAATAACTCCATGCAAGGGACTGGGATAAATATTTGATTTCAAGGGTTGGTAGATAGTTTCTACTTCACCAAGAGGAAGATAACTTCCTTCAAATTTCTTCTCGTCAATCGGTGTGCAAGGAATATTACATTGTCCATTCGACTTAGATTCAGGGTGTCTGAGAGGGTGGGCGGCTTCGAGTTCTTTCATGAAATCTGCATGTATTGCCACAGCAACTCCAGTGTAAATTCCAGTTCCAGCAGCCATATGAATACCAATAATCTTCCGTTCAAAGTTTTTGTCCAGTGCAACAAGCACACTACCACAATCTCCTTTCACGGTGTCAATATTATACTCATAGGCCTCTCGAATTAGAGTCGCTACTCCTTGTACTCTTAATTCGAATGGGGTGTCAACTGCTTTGCAGAGGTTTGCCTGTTTCACTTTGTGAGCTTCACGGTGAGAAACAAGCGAAACCTTAGCCAAGGCTCGGTGGAGTCGGAAATCTTCCTTAGTCATAAAATATTTACTTACATCTGCCATCACGCGAACGTGTTGGGGGAATTCAAGTAAAACGACATCTTTATCATAATGAAGACTCTCCTTGCTGACTTCAGTAACCACGATGTTGGCGGTTGTGGCTGTGAAGAATTCGTGGGAATTGGAAATTACAACTTTCTCTCTCAACATTCTAGCTATGTGGCGGTTGGTGATCGCTAATCTTCCTTTTATGAAGAACACAAAACCAAGAGGGACATTTAAGTCCGCATTGGCAATCGAATAAATGTTGTTATACAGTTTATTCTGGATTTCTAGAGCGTTTTGATCGGAACATGCTTCAACATTATCAGATTCAGTGTTGGTCTGGGCGGCGGCTTTCTCTCGGGCTTGGTGAGATTCGGTGTTCGTCACTGCAGTAGCTTTTTCGCGGGATTGATGGGATTCAGTATTAGTGGCTCTTGCAGCTTTATCTCGGGATTGATGGGATTCGGCATTGTAAGACTTTAACGTTCTTGACTCAGATTTGGATTCTCCATTGGCATTTTTACGGGACTTCTTCTGTGTTGGTTTGGTTAACCAAGTCCAGAGTGCAGTCATACCAATGGAAATTCCAACCAGAGCAACGGCTCGGATTGAAGTAAAAATCAACTCGGTCTTTATCCATGATGCCCACAATGAGGCTTTGCTGTAAAATTGCGAAACCATATCGTGGGATTTAATCATGAATGAGTAGATAGAGTTGATATACTTTGGTCCGTCAAAGTGTTCGGGGCATACCTCTATTCCTAACTTCTTTAGGGAATCTCCTTGCAGGCAATAGTCCATCACCTGATTGAACACCATCAGAGATGAGTCTGGGAGTATTTTGAATTGGTAACAACGTTCGATTGTGTCGGCTCCAGAATAAACAGCATGAATGTTGATTGCTGTTGCATAAGCATTCGCGAAGCGTTCAAGTTCCTTCTCAGGAACAATCACGCACGTTTGCATAAGCAGTGGAGCGTAATTAGTAGGGGTCGGGGAAATTGGCAAGTCATTGAAGTTTTTCAGGAATTCTTTGTCTACATAGTCGGGGTTTTGAGTGACCAATGCAGACAAATCAATATGAGTTTTTCCTGAAATTCGTTCAATTATCGTAGGTTTGAAAGTGCTGTCGTGAGGCAACATCTCATTCAAACTCACAATTCCTGGGTAGTCATGGATAGATTCGAAATGGCGGTGTCCCTTATTATTACGATAAGGATCTCCACCACCTCCTCCGCTTCCAAAGATGTAATCACACCATGCATCGGTCTTCGACAGCATTTCTGCTTTCGAAGATGCATAGATAGTGGTGGTCGCGGTCTTCTCCTTCGAACATACTTTCTTTAGCTTGGGCTTCTCTCTTTCGTCTTTGAGTTTCTGCATGTGGCGTTGGATTGTGGCGGGGTCTTGAGTCATCTCGTCCATCATCTGGTGGTTATCAGGGAGGTCTTCATCGTCACTCGTCTGGCAAGAAGAACACCCATCACAACTGCAAATACTTGAATCCTCAGATTCATAAAGCAGTTTGTGATAGGCACTCTTCCCTCCATCTCGATACTCGGCATTGGATTCGTTATCGCATTCTTGTTCAACAAAGGCTTTGGATTGACCAAGTCTGTTGTATAAACAGCTCCAATCAAATTCCTCGTCATTTGTCAAGGCGGGTTCATCATATGTTCTGGGGTACGGTACGTACTGTTCCACAACATCTTCGGGACGGTCGGGGGTCGTTGGGGGTTTCTTGTGGAATGGATGTTCCACAATGTCTTTGGGTCGGTTGAGGGGTTTTGGGATTTCAGCGATTGGCACTTCTGGGAGTTCTTCTACTGCATCTTCAAATGTCATGTTCTCACACCACTCATGGTTGGTACAACCAGGAGCGCATGATTGTTTCTTAGCGTATTTTTCAACACACTTACGGAACATGGCATTTGTAGCGTTCAATCGACGGGAACCTCGGTGTTGTGATAAGGTAACGTGATTGATACACTCTTCAGCAACTTGGTCAAAAGTCATTCCTGACCTTACAACAAGAGGGTTGGGAGTCTTGTTGGTTCCATCTTCTTTATCGAACAACCAAACCTTACTGTAAGCAGTAGGGTCATTCTGTACGACGGCTTCGACTTTCTCCACATCCAACGTTTCAACTTGTCTGTTGTTAATTAAAACGCGCTTCATGAATTCGGGGGCGGGGTATTGGCGGTATTTCAGTGCAATTCGACGTGCAACGGCTTCTGGATTCGTAAGGGAATCCCATTTGAAATTGGATTGATTAGATGTAAGGATTACCCATTTGGCAGAAAAGAAAGTATTACCTTTCTCAGCCAAATTAGGCATATCCAGCTTCCAAACGGCTCCATTTGACATTCGAATGATTTCAAGAGGTTCGGGGTTGGGGTTGTTGACAGAATCGTGTCGGCTTCCATAGTCGTCAATTACGACTCCTTGGACTTGGGATATATAACCATCGAATCGTTCTTGCGAACTATCTCGATAGTATATAAGCCTGTGAAAATCTTCTTCTTTAGTAAATCCTTGAGATGCTAACAAATGAGCATTTAACATTGAAGTTAACTCAGATTTACCTACACCTGTTTCACCATAGAAGTGGATGATTTGAGCAGGAATGCGCGGGGCGTGCATTCCTCCTCCTCCTGAGGCAACAAGTGATCGCACACGATCTAAGTAGATGTAATGGGCCTTAAATCGTGTGGTTTTGATGGGGGGAATCTTCAACTTCTCTATCTCTTTCAAGATAGAATCTCCTTGGGCGATGAGGGAATCAACATGGTTCTTCAGTGTCAAGTTGGATGGGATGTCTTTCTCGAGATCGGTCGTTCTCAGCTTCTCAACTTCTTCGCAAAATGTTTCGTATTTAGCCCACTCATTTAGTTGAGCGGGTTTATATCCAAACCATTCTACTCTGAAGTAATCAAGTATATCATTTACTCTTCCGGAAAAAAATTCCTTCATGAGAGCAATTGAAGACATACAAGCTCCTACTCGAGATAATCGATTGAAAAGATCATTGGTCGTTTTACCTCCTGGTAACTTTCCTAAACCGATAGCAGCTAACACCACACATACGGAAGCAATAATGCCTCCAATAATAGTGGTATCTTCTCCTGTCTGTTTGTTGTCCTCTTCTACTGGGACAAATCCTCCTACCATGGTCATGAGTTCATTTACCATCACAACTTCTTCGAAGAAATGTCTTTGGTTCCAAATAAAGGATGTCAAGGCAGTGACAATAACACTTCGCTTCCACTCTGCAAGATAACAGAGCGATAAAAACAAAATGAAATCAATCAGAATACCTTTCCATCCGATGTTTCGAACTTGGGACAAAGCACTAGCAATTGGGTCTAAAATTAAACCAAATCTGTGCTCTACTTCGAAGGGCTTGGCAGCGAGGTTCTTCACTGAATTGGTAGCGTCTTTGATTTCGTTCAGGGCGGTCGTCAGTATGGGTGTCAGAACACTCAGGTCGGGCATGTGATGGTTGAGATTTGTTGGAATAGAGGGGAATTGAATACCCCGAATCGCAGCTGTAAGAGCTTCGATTCCTGGTATGCTAATTGTAGCTCCAATTTGAGCATTATCTGCAGAATGCAGATTTTGCTCCAAAAGGATAGCAATCAACTTGGACCAATCTTCTTCAGTCCATTTCTCCTCCATGTCCATCTTCTCAAACATCTCTTCTACAAATCGTTCTCTCTTCTCCTTCAACTTTTCAGTTTGGGTTTGGCGTTCGGGTTTTGATTGGGCGTTATCTTTCAAGCCAACACATCGACAGTGGTGTCGAATAACGTGTTGCTCACAAGCAGTGTGGGTTGTAAACCAACACTCTTGATTCTTCTCAAAGCAAGCAATACAAACTGCTCGTTTTTTCTTATATGAAATAAGAACAAAACAGTTGTGTCCACTTTCCTTGTTGGCTTGACAGTTGTCGGATTTGTGTTTTCGTTGAGTTTTTCGGTCGAGGGTCGCGCTCTTGGATTGTCTTTTGGCTTCTCTTTCTTCATGTTTGGTAACATGCTTCAGACTTGAATCGTTCCACCAGAACTTAGAATCAGAATAAGAATGTCCATGTGAATGGACCAACTTATCTGCTTCTAACTTCCTTTGGCGGCGCAAAAATCGTTGATAACTTGCTTTCTCCAAACATAATAAATGTTTAGTGAAAGAGTCATCGGGTTGATTGTTACGCAGTGTAGAGAGTTCAGATCCGGATTGGGTTTGAGTTTGGTTAGCAGTATTACGACATTGTACTTGGTTGTTTGACTTAAACATTTTGGTTTTGGTTGCAGACTCAGCCTTCTGCACGCTGTGACAATTGGATGCAAGCACCGGGGATTGTAGTCGTGTAGAATATTTTTCTCAACTGTAAAACTAGGCTCGACGATAGATTGAAATAAATTAGCCAAATATCTCTAAAGAAAGATTGCATGTGATATCTGCACTTGCGAAATAATTAAATTTCAGACAGATTCTTATACACATACAAAGTCAATAAAAATAGATAACGTCTTAAATTTCGCTCTGAAATCAAACACATTAACAGGCTCCTGCTAAAAAGGTGTTAATGTTCGACTAAGAGTTCGGAATGGTACCAGGGCAAGGGGTAAGGGTCGGACCTTACCAAGTAACACTTTCTCAAAGGCTTCATGATTGTCTACTAATTCAACAGGGAATAGGTGAGAGAAAACATCTTCTAAACTTTAGTAAAATGGGGAAATGATCCTATAAGCACTTTTAGCGGAATCATTTCTCCATAATCTGAAAGAAATAAAAGAATTAATCAGTAAATGGATTGTTTGAGGTGGGGTGGGGTTGGGTATGAATAAATGATATCGTTGGTCTAGACCCGCTAGGTATCTAAGATACAGAGTTGTCAATTATTCATCTTCTTTCTCATAATAACAAAGATTATTAGTCAATGTCATTGTGTAAAGGCGGCAATATCGTGAAATACGAGATCTAACTTTCTAAGTAACCGGTTAAGGGATAGCAAATCGTAATCAGAGTTGTTGTCGGAGTATTACTCTAACGGCTTGTTTAGCCACGCGCGCTTACGTGATTGAAAAGAGGTCCGGGGGAGGTTAATCCCCCG